TGGTGTAGTTGGCAGCACACTGGCCTGTGAAGCCAGCAGGACCGGATCGTTGCCGGTGACCCTCGACCATACTTGCAGAGCTTGGTAGGTATGCGAGCATCCGCCTGATAAGCGGAAGGCCACAGGTTCGATCCCTGTTGCAAGTACCATGGATGCGGGGGTCCCACCCGCGAATACGTTGCTTTGTCGTTCAATGGTAGGATTGGTGGTTGTTACCCACTCAATGCAGGTTCGACCCCTGCCGAAGCAGCCAGATCATCCCGCCTTGGCCAAGAGGCTAAGGCCCCCGGCTTTCAACCGGGAAAACGAGGGTTCGAGTCCCTCAGGCGGGACCACATACCCTTGTAGCTCAATGGACGAGCGCCACGCTACGAACGTGGAGACATGCGGGTTCGAGTCCTGCCAGGGGTGCCACAGCCGGGTATCCAGTCCCGGCGCTTACCCCGGTCCGATTGGATCGGTAACGGTGTCCTAAGCCGTGATGGTGGGTTCGAGTCCCATCCGGGGTTCCAATGCTGGCTGTAACTCAGAGGCAGAGTTCCCGCCTTGTAAGCGGGGAGCCAGGGGTTCGAGTCCCCTCACCAGCGCCAGGTTGCGACGAGATACCACGTCGCCATTGCTGATCGTAGCTCAGGCAGTAGAGCAACCGCCTCGTAAGCGGAAGATCGTGGGAGCGAAGCCCACCGTCAGCGCCATATGGATCGGTGACAGAACGGCATTGTGCTCGCTTGCTAAGCGAAGGCCGGGTAACACCGCTGTAGGTTCGAGTCCTACCCGGTCCGCCAGATTACGGTGCGTCCCAAAGGAGCGGTTAGCCGTCTTGAAAACGGTGAAGGCCCTGAAAAGCCGTGCAGGTTCGAGTCCGTGCACGCACCGCCACTACTTCAACACTTGACAAGGTACCGCATCGTGTGGTATTCTTCGAAAGTCAGATAGCTCGTTGCCGGAACGGTAACGGCTCCCGCTGCAAACGGGATGCAAGTCGGTTCGACTCCGACACGGGCTTCCAGTGGGTCCTTCGTTCAATGGAAGGATGAGCGGCTCCAAACCGCTTCGATGTGGGTTCAAATCCTACAGGGCCTGCCAACAACCTTTACAACTGAAAACGTGACGGTCCTGGGGCGAGCGCAAGCTCGTTGGGTGTGCAGCCAGGTGGGGGCGTGGTAAGCTCCGAACACAGTGGGGTTGTAGGCATAACGGTAGTGCCGCTGCCTTGCAAGTAGCAGGTCGGGGTTCAATTCCCCGCTTCTCCACCACAGCCGGGCAACCAGTCCCGGCCATGCCGGAAATGCCGCTAACGGAAAGCGGGGCTGACTGTAAATCAGTTCTCGAAAGGGCAAGCGGGTTCAACTCCCGCCAAGGCACCATATAGCTGGCGGGGGGTCGGCATCCCCTGGGGCCTCATAAGCCTCGTCAAACCGGTTCAACTCCGGTGCTAGCAACCAAATGAGGGTGGGGTTCCAGCGTACGGACCCTGATCTGGGGGCAACATGCTAGGCCCCCGGCCCTATCAGTCCTCTCGTAGCCCAAATGGCAGAGGCGGTAGTCTTAGAAACTGCTTATGTGCAGGTTCGAGTCCAGCCGAGAGGACCATACTGCTGTAGCCCAAATGGCAGAGGCCGCAAGCTCAAACCTTGCGCATGTAGGAGTTCGAGTCTCCTGGGCAGTACCATGCCGCTGTAGCTGAGATAGTTGTAGCGCCAGCTTGAAACCCTGGAGAGGTTGACGCAAGTTCAACCAGCGGCACCACTAAATGAGGGGCAGGTTGCCGGTATCAAATCCGGCACGCGCTGAGAACGTCGCGTTAGCTCAAGTAGAGCAGCCCCGTTTCATGGGCTAGTGACGGCCAATTGGAAGGCCCGACGGTTCTTACCCGTCCAATGATGTGGGTTCGAGTCCCACCTGGCTCACCACAGCACGGTATCCAGTCCGCGCCAATGCCTTGCAGGTGTAACAGACTGCACACGTCCTTGGTAAGGATGAGGTAGTGGGTTTGAGGCCCACGCGAGGCTCCATGCTCCTATCGTTCAATGGTAGGACGGCTGCTTTACATACAGCCTACGGGGGTTCAAATCCTCCTGGGAGCACCACATGAGGCGTCCGGCCTCCCATACACGGCAGTGTTGGTTCCGGCAGGGTGAGTGCAATAGCCCTGCTGCCCATACGCCACCCGCCACCTTGCTAGAGAGGTTATCAAGAGCGGGATCGGGAGTGACACCGGGAACAGCGGTAAAAGGTAGCCCGCCTATACCCCGTTGATGTTCAACGGCTAGCATATCTGCCTTCCAAGCAGAGAGTAAGGGTTCGAGTCCCTTACGGGGTACCAAACGCCGCGAGCAAGCCTGAGGGCCTCGCATGCTTACATACTGGAGTGGCTCAGCCTGGCCTACAGCACCGGCTTGCCAAGTCGGAAATCGCGGGTTCAAATCCCGCTTCCAGTACCAAATCCTGTGGCCCTGTCGTCTATTGGCAGGACGCCTGACTCTCGATCAGGCAAGTCGGGTTCGACTCCCGGCAGGGCTACCAATTCACGAGTCAGGTATGGCGGGCCGCTAACACCGGCTTATGCGCCTGACGTTTGGTCCTAGGTTCAGCTAGTGACGATGCTCGCTTGTCACGCGAGCAGGCGGGGAGCGTAACCCCGTAGGACCGCCAACTCCCCTTGCGGCTTCGCCCGTAAGGCCAATAGCCCCCTTGTCGCCTTGATGCGCTGACTTGGGGGCTATTTCCTTTTCTGGAATAGATAAGCCCCGGCTGCATCCGGGGCTTACACCCTCATGCAGGAGGATGTATGACAATGACTCGCGCAGAGCGTAACCGTCAGTGGAGAATTGACAACCCTGAGCGCAGGCGAGAAATCAACCTCGAAGCAGCGCAGCGAGTACGCGCTCGCAATCGAGCCTTGATCGTCGCGGCCAAGAGCGTACCCTGCGTGGACTGCGGTGGGGTGTTCCACACTGAGTGCATGGACTTCGATCACCGGGATGGTGAGTCCAAGAAGCGCGGCGTAGGGCTAATGACCGATGTCTCCGAGGCAATGCTGCTTGCGGAGATGGCGAAGTGCGACGTGGTGTGTGCTAACTGCCATCGCTTCCGTACGTACAGCAGAAGGAGCACTGCCAGTGCCGAATTATGAGTACCGCTGCAAGCGCTGCGGAGAGCACTTCGATGCAATGACCGCGATGGACAATCGTGACGAGTTGCAGACGTGCCCTGAGTGCAAGGCGTTCGACTCGGAGAGGGTGTTCAACACCGGCAAGCCAGCGATCTACTTTCACGGTAGGGGCTGGTCGTGCGTGGACAAGAACTACAAGGACGGATCGTAATGCCAGTCGGAACAGCAGGCAGCGCCCGCAAGCGCACCACCGAGGGCTCACGACCGGGCCTAGCTTCACAGGGACAGGCAGGACGCCCCAAGAGGGGTCCAGGTCGTCCGCCGGGCACGCCGAACAAGCCTAAGGGTCTGATCCCTTCCGAAATGGCCGCAGGCATCCTGCTGGCGATGAAGGATCAGGTTCCGCCCGAACACTACGAATACCTCAAGGGCGTTATCAAGGACGGCAAGACCGTCTCCACAAAGTCAGAGCTTGACACTCTGATCCTGCTTCTCGGCAGGAACCTGTGGGCAGCGCTTATTGACGAAATGCGTCCACCGACCCCGCCAGAGAACATCGAAGACGCGATGGAAATGGTGAAGGACACCGGAGACACAGCCCCCAAGCAGTGGTTCCGCCGAGACGTCACCGAACGACTCAAGGCGCTGACGAGCCTGCTGACACTGCGCGCCAACATCGAGAAGCGCGACGAAGGGAAGCCACCGGATGGCTCAGACCTCATCATCACTATCGCTGACCGACGCGGGTTTGACGCGGGACGACTTGCTGTCCTTGTCGGAAATGTACCCGGCAGTGATCCTCGAATTGTTGACGGAGTTGGACGCGGCCCCGACGAAGCTCGAACCGTATCAGGTTCGCTGGCTGAACGACCGCTCGGACTTCCGTCTGGCGAACAAGTCTAGGCAGATCGGCCTATCGACCATCATCGCTGCCGAGGGGTTCGCCAAGGCTCTCGTAGCCACCAAGCCCTACAAGGCCAACTACGTCTCGATCAACCAGACCGAGGCGGCAGACAAGATTGAGATTGCCCGCAACCTCTACCACAGCATCCCTGACGCATTCGCGGAAGGTGACGACCCGATCAAGAAGGTCTTGTGGAAGGACAGCGAGCACGAGTTCGCCCTGGGGCGTCCTCCGTACGTGTCCACGCTGATCAGCCAGCCCGCTTCCTCCGCTATCCGTGGTGGTCGCAAGGACATCTACTTCGACGAGTTCGCTCACATCCGCGATGCCAAGAAGCTCTACACAGCCGCCATGCCTGCCATCACTCGTGGCGGGGGACGGCTTTCGATTGTCAGCACACCGCTCGGCCAGAATGGGTTGTTCTACGACATCGCAACCGACGTCGCCAGCTACCCGCAGTACAGCCGCCACGCGATCCCTTGGTGGGAGTGCTCGGCAATGGTCAAGCTCGACATGCTAGCTGAGGCTTACGCCATGGCTGGCGAGCTTGACACCGAAGCTCGCGTTCGCAAGTACGGCACCGACAAGCTCCTGACAATCCTCCAGGGCTTCGGTGGCGACCTGCTCAGCTTCCAGATGGAGTACGAAGCCTCGTTCATTGACGAGAGCGAAGCGTACTACCCCTGGGAACTGGTGGTCAATGGCCGTGACGACGAGCAGCGTGTCTGGGCCAGCATTCCTGCCGGGTGGGAGCCCGAAGGCCAGATTACCGTCGGGGTGGACTTGGCCAAGGAACGAGACGAGTCCGTGTTCACGGTCGTTGAGCACCGCGAAACGCCTGAGGGCGAGCGCGTTGCGATGGTCCGGTTCATGAAGACGTCACAGGATACATACCTCAACCAGGCCGAGTACCTCATCGAACTCGTGAAGCGCGTCAAGGCCGCACGAGTCTCCATCGACGCAACTGGCCCTGGTGCAATGTTCGTGGAAAAGCTCAAGGCTTCCGTGGTCGGCAGCAAGGTAGAAGGTGTGACCTTCACCAGCGCCAACAAGGAACAGTGGGCTACCAAGTTCAAGGGCGAGCTACAGAGTCAGACCATCCAGTACCCGAACATCCCGATGCTGCTGCGTCAAATCCACGGCATCAAGCGTACGAAGACTGAGAGCGGTCTGTACAAGTTCAGCGGCGGTTCCGGGGCCAAGCGAGACGACTACTTCTGGTCGTTGATGCTGGCGCTCTATGGACAGGGCCGTGCATCCTCGCGCATCAGCGCACTCGGAGGGCGATAATGAGCCCCACGCCAATCGTCTGCCCATCATGCGAATGCCTATTCGGCTTCGAGACGCAGCCGGGCGTTCTGTCGATCAAGCATCGTGACTTGTTCCGTACCATCAAGGGAGGGACCGTCACCGGTCCTTGCCGTCGCTGTGGAGCACAGGTCATTTGGCCCGTGCGACAACTGACCGTGACCAAGGCCACCGTCACCATGCTTGGGCCGAGGAACACATGACACTACAGCAGCTAGACAGCCTCGTCAATCGAACGGAGTTGTCCCCTAACGCCAAGCAGGCCCTGCGCCTCGTACGTCATGCAATGATGTCGGGTCGCGCAAGTGAGGCCGAGGTTGGCAAGTACGACTGGACAGTGGCTGTGGACACCTATGAGGGTGGGCACATCCGCTTCAAGTTCTCGTTGAAGAAGGCCGCATGACCGCTGTTCGCAAGCCACCGACCCTAGTTGAAAAGGCGGACGTTTCAGTCCCCGTTCCAGGCGCGGCTTCGCGCTTCACAACGGTCGGCAAGGGGCGTCCTACGGAGCGTGCGTTCGCCGTGCGTCGCCGTGGCCAGTACGACATCTACTACCAGATGTATCGTCAGCACCCCACGCTGCGTGCCGGTGTCGAGAAGATCGCCAAGACAACCGTGTCCAACGGTTTCATCTTTGCGCCGTTTGACGCTGAGGAAGACCTGAACAAGGCTCGCGCCAAGGAGCTACACGCCTTCTTCCGCAAGTCGGGTGGGTTGCAGCTACTGCGCCTACTTGCCAAGGACATCAGCATCTACGGCGAGACTTACATGTGGGTCGAGACTACGCTCGGCGGCAAGCCGATCCGTGGGCAGCGCCTGCACCCGAAGTACGTTGACCCGAAGTCTGCGGACAACGTGACCATTTCGACGTACAAGTATTGCACCATGCCGGACGACTCTGACGGCATCACGTACCAGGCCAAGGTCATTCTCCACTTCAAGCTGGAGGACCCGGACGACGACATCCACGGCCTGAGCCTGCTGGCTAGCCTCCAGCACACGATTGCCAACGACCTATTCGCAATCGAGTACAACGGCAAGTTCTTCGAGAACAGCGCTCAGACTGGCATCGTGTTCAATATGAGCGGCGCGTCTACTGACGAAGTGGAGCGCAATCGCGCATGGCTCGACCAGAACTACGTGGGCGCAGCAAACGCACATCGCCCCCTCATCCTTGAGGGTGACATCAAGGTCGAGAGGGCCGGTACCTCACCTGCTGATATGCAGTTCCTTGAGGGCCGTACCTTCAACCGCCAGGAAATCCTGTCCGTTCTCGACATTCCGCCAGAGAAGCTCCAGATCACAGGGGGCTCGAACCGCTCTACCGGCAAGGAGTCTGACAACACGTTCCGCTCCGAGTCGCTGGCCGGTTGGCAGTCGATCATCGAGGAAGAAATCAACAACAAGCTCATCCTTGAGTTGTTTGGATGGGACGACATTCTGTTCCGCTTCCGCGAGGCCAGCAAGCGCGACTTGATCGAAATGACCAAGATGCTTGCAGAGCTTGAGCGCATGGGCGTTCTGAGCGTCAACGAAATCCGTGGTGACTTCGGGTACTCCAACATCAAGGGTGGAGACGTCCACGCCATCCAGTCAGCCGCTGGTGTCATTCCTCTCGAAATGATCGACGAGGTGGCAGCACGGCTGGTCGCCAACCCTGTAGCCAACCCGGCGGCAGGTAGCGCGGTCAGCGGTGTGGGCACAGCGAACGGCGGTCGTCCAGCAGCAGCGGCTGCGCCAGCAGGCGGTGGCAAGGGCCACCCTGGCGCTCCACGCATTCCCGGCAAGCCCGGTAGGCCAGGCCACTCCGGTGAACCCGGCAAGCCCGGAACCTCTGGCGGCAGGTAAGGAAGCCCATGAAGAAGACAGCACCTTTCCGCTACACATTCCCGATCCTCAAGGCCGAACAGCGTGAGGACGGACGATACATCACCGGAGAGGCGTCTGGTCCCGAGATCGACGCCACCAACGAGCGCATGTCGCCTGAATGCATTGTGCAGTTCGCACAGCAGATCACAGACATGGCCGCTGCTGGTACTCCGCTGGTGTACCGCGACGCACACGCCTCTGATGGCGTTCTGCGTGACCTAGGCGAGATCACTCGTGCGTGGGTTGACGACCGCACGCACATGGGCATCGAGGTCAAGCTAGAAGACGGCAACCCTGCCGCTGACTGGCTGTTCAACAGCATCACGACCAAGAAGCGCAAGTGGGGCATGTCCATCGCGGGCATGGTCAAGGACTACGCTGACGAGTTCGTAGCTGAGGTCGGCAAGGTAATCCGTACCTACAAGGACGTGATCTTGACCGAGATCAGCAACACCACCCGGCCAGCATGGACCCCTTCATTCGGGACCGTGCTGTCCAAGGCTATTGACGAGGCAACTGCCGAGTCCGAAGGAGAGAACGTGGACGAACAGGACACGCTCCAGGCAGGCGAGCAGGCCGCTTCGTCTGACGCTGTTGCAATTGAGGATACCACAGACACCACCGACAAGTCAAGTGCCGAGGCAACTGACGAGGCGGTCGTGGCTGATGAGTCTCTTGGGGACGACGAGGCTCCCGTAACTGACAAGGCCGTTGCCGATGAGGCAGCAGCCGACGAGACTGCCGACACGGAGAAGTCAAGCGAGGCTGCGTCTGACGCGGTTTCGATTGGGTACTCTATCGCCAGCCTGGTCAGCCAGCTAGGGGAGACGGACGACCCCGCCACCATCGCGGACCTGAAGGCAGCTATTGCCTTGCTTCAGGGCGTGCAGTCGCGCGAGATCGCGGCAATCGGCACACCCGAAGACACATCTGCTTCACGTTGCGGAAACTGCGGGGCTGACGTGGCCATGTCGGCTACCGAAGACGTTGACGTGGAAAAGGCTGGTCGCCCGCTTTCGGCGGCAAACGCAAAGCGCCTTCTGGCGCTACGCGCGGAACTAGACTCGTTCCTGGGTGACCTTGGCGTCACTGAGGAACCAGCGAAGTCGGACTCGTCTGACGCAGAGCCAGACCTGATCAAGTCGTGGGAAGTCGAGAAGACTGACCTCACGACCAAGATCACGGAGCTTGAGCGTTCTCTGACCGAGAAGACCGCTCGCGTCGCAGAACTTGAGGCCATGCCTGCTACTCAGGCCCCCGCGCTTGTAAGGAGCGAGGAACCGGGCGAGCAGCTAGCTAAGGCCATCGACAGCATGAGTCCTCAGGAGCGAATGCGCTTCGGGCTCACGCTCAAGCACCAGTAGAAAGGGTCAGACATGACTACAGACATTCGCAAGGCCCTAGACCTTGCAGCAGGTGAGGCGCAGTATCTGTTCCCGACGCTCATCGACGGGGGCATCCGCGACTACACCCTACAGCAGCCGGTGCTGTACAACGCGGTGACCCACACCCCGTGGGCATCGAACACGTACTTCATCCGCCTGCGCACGGCCAACCCAACAGCTAGCTGGTCGAACAACGGCGGACAGGTGCTGCCCGCAGCAACCAACACGACACACACCCGTGTGAGCATGCCGGTTGCCTACCTGTACACCCGTGGTGAGGTCACCGGTCCGATGGCGAAGGCCGCTGGAACCGTGATCGACGCTCTGGCCATGGAGATCGAGGCCCACAGCCGCGCTCTCGTGGACAACCTGAGCACGAACATCGCCAACGGCACAGGCGTGGCCGACCTGTACGGCATCTTCGCGCAGATCGAGTCAGCAGATCAGATGAACGCTGGCGGCGTGCTCACCATGAGTGGCGCGCTGTCCCTTGCGTACATCGACGAGATGCTCGACGCGGCCTACGGAACCGCTGACACGATCCTGGCAAGCCGTGCTGTTCGTCGCAAGATCAACAGCCTGCTCCAGGCGCAGCAGCAGTTCGTAGACAAGGTTGAGGTCCAGGCGGGCTTCCGCGTGCTGGCGTATGACGGCGTGCCGATCATCACGGACATGCACCTGGAGAGCACGACCAAGATCGCTGCCTTCCGTCGTGCGGACGCCAAGTTGCTGGTCCACCAGGACTTCATGTACGAGGAGCTTGCCCACACCAAGGACAGCACCGACTTCATGATCAAGTGGTACGGTGGCTTCGCGCTCGAAGGCCGTCCAGTCGAGTTGACCGGCTTCACCGCCGTGGCCAACACGACACTCGGGTAATCAGTAGTCGGCGGGGGCTGCCTTCGGGTGGCCCCCACTGGCTCCTTCGGGAGGCACCATGGCGACACCAGTAGTCAAGCTCAAGCACACGTTCTTCGAAGGTGACCGAGTGTTCTACTTCTACGAGGGCGAGTTGCCCGTCGTGGATGGAGTCATTGCGGTCCCGGTGGATCGACCTGAGTGGGCGCAGAACGCCTGGATCAGGGGCTACCGCCGCAATATCGAGTCCGGCGAGACTCGCACTCTGGACGACATTCTGGCCGAGTGCACCAACAAGCTAGCAAGGGCCGCTCGCAGGCGCGCTGAATAACACAACAAGGAGAGCCTCTTGAAGGTCTTGATGTTGGGCGATAGCCCCCTTCTCACAACTGGTTTCGGTCGAGTTCAGCGGAACGCACTCGAAGCGTTTCTGGAGGCTGGATGGGAAGTGGCGTCGGTAACGGCGTTGCAGACCGAGGAAAAGCCCTGCGACATCCCCAACTTCACGCAGTATGTCCCCGAACAGGGCGACAACATGGGGGTCTTGCGGATCGCGGAAGCGGTCGAGGACTTCAAGCCAGACGTGATCTTCGCAACAAGCGAGCCGGGCGGCATTACTGCCCTGGCCATGTTCTCTCCAGCCAGCGTCCCCTTCGTCGCCTACACGGTGGTCGAGGGTGAGCCGATTGGGCTGGACTCATGGCGAACCGTCATGCGCAAGGTTCATCCGCTTGCTTGCTCCGAATATGGGCAGCGCGTCCTCAAGCGTGATACAGGCGTGGACGCCAAGTGGGCCTACCACGGCGTTGACCACGACACCTTCTACCCTGACACTGAGAAGCGCGAGGCAACTCGCAAGCTGCTCGGCTGGACCGACAAGTTCATCGTCATGACAGTGGCGCAGAATGTACGTCGTAAGCAGCATCCCCGCTTGTTCGAGGCGATCCGACAGGTTCGCACGACGTTCAAGCAGAAGGACGTCATGCTGTATGACCACACCGTGCCCTTCATGAAGCACTGGCTCGACGGCTGGCACCTTCCTCAAATCTCAGACTCCATGGGGCTGCACGACGTGGTTATGTTCAACCCAAGCATGACCGAGTTCGGCGCACATATCCCCGAAGTCAATGGTGGAGCGGGTCTTCCTGGCCTTGCTGATCTGTACCGCGCAGCCGACCTATTCGTGCTGCCGTCCCAGGTCGAGGGCTTCGGCCTTCCTATCGCAGAGGCCATGGCCAGTGGGACTCCAGTCGTAGTCACAAAGTACGCAGCCGGTTGGGAAGTGGCATCACCCGCAGGTGTGGGCATCCCGGTCTACGATTGGGAGCTTGCCAAGAGCGGGGTCAAGTACGCCAACATCAGCCCCGCAGCGCTAGCCAAGATCATCGTCGATCTCAAGCGCGACCCGAAGCGCCTTGCGCGAATGAGCGCAGCGGGCGTCGAGCGCGCCAGGGATTTCGATTGGGGCAAGTTCAAGGAGGCCGCAGTTGACGCTTGCAAGGACGCCGCGCAAGCCCCGGAAGGCGAACGGCCAGTTCAAGGTCAAGAAGCACTCGGCATTTAGCGCCGGTAAGGATCAGCCGCGACGCAAGCCGGTGATCCGTGCTCGCAAGCCGCTACCTCGCTTCACCAGTCCGTTCAAGGCAGTGCAGCGGGCCGTAGCTCACAAGCATTCGCCACACACACTCAAGATCACGATGCGCAAGAAGCTCGCAGGCGTTCGAAAGCGCATGTCGGCGTTGCGTAACGCCAACCTACGAAAGCCGAGGGCGTAAATGGGCTTCAAGGACAAGGATGACGCCAAGAAGTACAATCGAGCGTACTACCTGTCTCGGCGCGAGGGTTGGAATAACAACAACACACCTGAATATCGTCGTCTTGTCAAGTACGGCCTCACGGGGAGTGACTTCGCAGGGCTGCTTGCTCAGCAGGGTGGACGTTGCGCCATCTGCTTGGTCGAGCTTGACTGCGACACCGCTAGCTGGAAGCGCCCCAATGCCGTGCGCGTAGACCATGATCACGACACAGGC